ATCTCAATGAGACCATTTACCGCCACCGTTTCCGCCATATCATGCCCATTCACATTAGTTATTATGGCTGATTCCAAGCACCGTGTTCCTATCAATCCAGCATGATTACTTACAAAAAGATTGTTAGCAAGCAATCCTTTGACATATTTAAACTCAAAAGCTCGCCCTGCGCCAGATTCGGCATTATCCCATGTCGTAAGATTATTGAAAATTAAGTCCTCATTATGTGTAAGGAGGCTTCCGCCAGTTGTATATACGCAATGTGTAGGATGCCCCTGAGTATCCTCAATGTCAAAGATATAAATATTCTCCGCAATGAAACGTTTTTGTTGCTGAATTAAAAGTCCTTGATCGAGATTCTTGCCCCAAATATTTTGAATGAATCCTCCTTCATTTAAAGTTGTTCCGTCAGTTTCTCCTCTAGGGCTTATGCCCATACAAAAACCATCAACAAAAAGATTGGTTAATCTATAAAATTCACTATTAGCAAGGTAAACTCCTGCACAATAATTTCTTGTAGGTTCGCCATCCGTATTGCCCTCTATAACAGTTTTCTCTTCCGTGCTCTGCAAATAGAAACCATCAATACTAACATAATCTGCACGAACTTCAAATACAGGTTTTTCCCAAGTAGATTGTCTAATTATACATCCAAAACCACTCCCCAAAACCCTGACTAGGGCGGCATCTATTAATAATCTGTCGGAAATCAAATATTTTGATGTTGGTGTGGGAAAATATACCCTTTTAATGCCTAATTCAGCAGCATCTATAGCGGCCTGTATTTCTACCGTATCGTCCGTTACGTCATCTCCTTTCGCCCCCCACCATTGGGGATAAACCTCTTTTACCAAGCCTGAACCAAAAACAACTGAACCATCTCCCTCAAATATCTGGTATAGTCCCGCCTCAAGAGCACCATTGATTGTGACGGTTTTGCCAGCGGAGATGTTAAGGGAACCTACCGATGAAAACATAAGACTTACATTCGAGGGGACTGTTATATCATCCGTGACGTTCTGACGTGAGAAGATGACCAGCGTCATTTCCTTTGTATCTATATCCGTAACTGCTTCAGAAAAACTGTCGTAGGCATCACAGTTAACAACCCCTACAGGAAGTCCTGGAAGTATTATTGATATAAGCTTTTCTAACATCGCATTCTCCTTGGTTCCATCAAGTTATCGTCCAAAATAATTGACCCCATCCAATAAATGCCTCGAAATATGTGTTTCCGGTATTCAAGTTTTTCTGAAGATGATAAATCTGGAATGTCTCATCATCATATATCGTCTTTTCCGTCCCATCGTAATTCGCTTTTAGCGTCACCTTAATTTTATCTGTAGGATTGAGCATCAATGCCCCATGATTTTTGACCGTCCCCTTCAGTATTTTGATGGGGTCTTCCAAGAAGTTCATGTAATTTTTAAACAAACTATTTGTCTGTAAATCCGTCTCTAAATTTGTCTCAAGCACCAACCTATCTTTAATATTATGTTCCCATTCGATTTTATCGGCATCGAAATCAAGGGTAACTCCCGTTGAATCCTCGTATTGCTCTTCTCTTACTCCGGTTGCAAAATTAGGCTTATTTTGGATCACAAGTTCTCTGTACGTATGATTTGTATCGTCTGTAATTTCCCAGTCTATGAAATCCCTTGTATATAATTTCAGTACATCGCTCGGAACATCTGACCTATATCTTCGGGCCTCAATCGTTCCGTCCAGGCGGGTGAATAATTGAAAGATTGCTGTTGTCTGCAAGCGGTTTATTATATCAATTGAATCTGTATCAGTATAAATATATTCCTGCGCACCTAGTTTTCGGTTAGTAAAAAGGTCAAAAAATGATGCCATATTTAGCCGATGCTTATCAATCCCATTTAGAATGACTGTAATAAAATACAGAAATTCAGCTGGATACATTGATAGTCCCGCGTCAAATGGACTAATACCCTTTAATGATTGGGCGTTGCATGTTATTTCATCTGCTCCCGGATCGCCGGTCAGCGTAAACTCTCCGTTATTTAAATCTGCTGTATAATCAACACCTCCTCCAGTCAATAAAGCCCCATCTTTCCAGACATTGCTGATTGCATGGATCGGATAAGTTGCTCCAAAGGTATCGGTAATTTTATATTTGAATATTGTCGTATCTATTTCAGGTGGCTTGATTATATGTCCAGAACCAACACCACCAATTAAGATGGGGATCGGTTTTTCTTTCCAATTATCCTCACAATTAGCATAATTCGTACTATCAAAACGATTTGTGGGGATAGTCTTCAAATTCAGCCTATCATCATAACCAGACAGGCGGACCTCTCCAATGTCACCCCTTGGTTCTCTCATGAGGCCATAGAAAAATATAGGCAAGTCCTCATAATCCCATGAATCCGATCCCCCCTTACAAATCATCCGTTTATTATGCCAGAGATATTTATCGCCTGGCCTTAAATCCCAATACCACCCATCATTTATTATGGTCATGTCTCCGATTGAAATTTGACTTTCAGGAAAAATATACGTTCCCACTGACTGATTGATACTTGGGAGTGCGGAGGGGAGAAGCGCTTTATAATGAACTGGTTGGCGATAACGGTAAAAATCAACCTCTTGTATCCAAATTTCAGCATTGGCATCCACGCTATCTATATAAATCTGATAGTCAGAAAAAGTTGGATGAGATACAAATTCAATCTCTACCCACGTCCAATCAGTTGAAGCAGCAAGCGTCAAACACGAAGCCGACCCTGCTTGCCATTGTAGGCTTGAGTTTAAATAATCTGTGCTCGTTGAATCCCTGAGAAATAATCGGGCTGTTTCCCCCGCATTCGTTTTATATAATATTTTTATCTTGCACTTTCTTTGAGGCTTTGTAGTGAACGCCTCCAATATATATGCTTGATTTGCAGCCCCGTCAATTGTGAGCTTACAGCTATAGAGGTGGATTACATCATCGCAAACCGCCGTATCTCGATCTACTGAAGATGTACCACCAGCACTATGTTCAACCCATTCCTCGGCATTAGTTGCCGTTGTCCAAAAGTTGAAAATATTATTAACTAAAAGCTGATCAAATCGCTCAACATTTTTTGGCTTATTCGCAAATCCCTTCCAGAAAAAAGCCACCAAACAATATTTCGGATCGCCCGTAACAATGGTTGTGGGGTCATCCGATCCCGATGTGTGAACATATAAAATCTTATTTAGATCATCAAAATAAAAAGAACTGGCATTTCCGTTACAGTCGCTTATCGAAAACTCCTCATCATATTCAACCCCATCCTCTTCAACCTTGACCACCTCGCCAGCAGAAATACCTCGATACCATACATCTCTATTGGGGTCGGCATATTGCGCCCAAATCTCCGCATTAAGCTGTATGGCTGGCTGTAGTTCCAGGAGAATGAGTTTATCAAGGTCGGGGAGGGCAACGAAATCTGCAATTGACGCCATTATCGCTCCTCTCTGGTGGTAAGCGATAGATTATAATAGCTGTCAAAAAGATGTTCCCATGACCAATTCCTAAACATTACGTAAAAGGTTGTGGTCAGGGGAGTGTCGGGATTTTCGCATATGAAAAGACTTTTTGAGAATCCCCTGTCATCAAACATGGCATTGAAGTTAGCTTTCTGATTTGTCCCCTGAAATCGATACTGCCATGCCTGAAAATGGGAACGTTGAATTGAAGCAACTTGACCATTCTCCGATTCTTTTACAAGGCTCGGATCATCCTGGGTAATGATTCTGTTATATGCAAAGTGTTTAGCAGGCTGGAAATGCGCACCGAGAAAAACCACCCCCATCTCAACATATCCATCTGGATTATCTATATCATTGATATAAATTCCCCAATCCTGGTATGTTTTGACCGTATCGTATTCCAGGATTAAAATGTCATCCTGTATCGTAAAAGTGTCGGAGAAATGCCATGTAGTAAAATTGTCGTTACTACCGACTAGCTTAACAGTAGCCCCAGCTTGAAAATTATGCCCCCGAATAATCGCACCATAAATACTTATGGTTGTAGCCCTTGTAAATATTACATATTCAGTCGTATGAATCCTGATATCATCTGCCGTATAAGTTAAAGCTCCTGCGCTATCACCTTCAGCAGTAAATCCAAGCGTATCATCAACCGACCTTGCGGCATTCACTCCCGTATTCCACAGTAACGAAACCGATCCTGCCCCTCCATCATTATCAGAGGTTATCTTAAATTTATTAGCATTTGCTCCAGTTTCTAGATATTCAACTGTCCACGTATCGGCTGATACCGCATCCATCTGGGTTTTTATATGAGCTGCCAAGGTATCGGCATCATAGGCACCTGGAGTCAAACTTGCTACCAGGGTAACAGAATGAGAATCAATGAAATCTAACCTGTCATTGGTGCTTGCTATTATGGTAAACGCCCCCCAGCCCGATCCTGCGCCATAATTTGACCGCCAGGGTTTATTAAAATCCCTGTGCTGTGTATTTGCTGCGGGAAAATTACTGTGTTCCGAAGATGCGCTGAGCGTTTCGTTGTTCCATAAATTGTCATAGAAAAATTTTAGGCTTGCCATTTAAAACCTCTTTGATGCGCGCGTGTGAATGTGCATTTGACCGCCCTTGCTGAATTTGGGAAAATGTTTTATAACCCCGAGCCCCACTTTTTCGCTATCGAGATAGATATTTACCGGAGTCGATTCTATAGAAAGATTTGGCTGAAAATCGGCCTGTCCAACGGGTGAGATATTGACCCGCTCTGTTCCCCTCTCACCTGCCATGTACATGGTCGGGCTGCTGACCGTCTCGGATATGCCACTTGCAGCAAATTTTATTTTCGATAACGGTTCGGTATAATCCCTAATTTTTTGTAGATAACCTTCCATATTTGTTAATAATTCATTCCGCCGATCCGCGCGCGCCTGGATTGCAAATAAATGTTTTTGGCTTTCTATAAGGGAATTCTGTATGATGTGGAATTCTACTTTGTAGTCCCCCCTCAACATATCCCTTACCGATGTAGTTGCCTCGGTAATTTTTCTTAAAAAGTCCTTTTCAGAACCTGGCTTTGTTCCCCCCTTAAAAAGAGACCCAATTGCTTTAAAGCCCGCATATATCGCAAGTGCTACACCAGCGGCAATAAGAATCGCCGGAGCCGAGGCAGCTATTATCTCGGCAGCTTTTGCGATACCCTTGGCAAGACTTACGATCAACTTCCCAATCCCCTCTCCTATTCCGCTGACTGCCTTACCAACACTTTTGAAACTAGAGGAAATTCCACCAGCTGCTTTCGTAGCTCCTTTCACAAGATTGCCCACTCCATCAAAAACCCACGTTACAACCATCTTGGCAACCATATCGGCAAACATTTTTTTTATGCCACTCCACACCGCACCCAGAGCATCCTTGAATGATTTTGCACCCAATAGCATGTCTCCAAGATTGTCAGCCCAGAGGTCTTTCATTCGTTGAGATACGTCCTCCCAAACAGACTTAACCTCTTTTACTTTTATTACTATCCCGTCTGTTATCTCTTTGAAGGCTCCACCAAAATTCCTAGCTGCGGGAATTGCAAGCTCTGTCAGGGCATCGGCTATTTCTTTAACCGCTTTTTTACCTTTCTCTTTAAGTGCATCTAAAACTTCGGTAGCATCTATTACTTTCCCAGTAAAAAGTCCGAATTGTTTTCCAGTTGCCACAAGTCCTTGACGTAATTCTGTTTCAATCAGCTCGACCGTGGTTTTGATTGACTCATTGACACTCGCTTCTTCCTTTTCAACTTTTGGCAGAATATCAACAAGCGCTTGCCATTTTTCCCCCAGGAATTTAACCCCATCACTCAATGCCCAGGCAGTCCCCTTCACAATTGACATCACACCTTGGGCTTTTCTCTGCGCTTCGTTATATCCCTGCATGGCGATTCTATTAATATCTAGCCTAGTTGTAGTTTTTTCGATTGCTGTGCTAAGGCTGCCCCAAGTCCTAGTAAACCAACTCGTTTTCTTGCCAGTAGCATCCATCTCTTTCTGATAGAGCTTCATGGATTTTTCAAATTCTTTTTTTGCCTTGATTGCTTCTACTGTAATGAGGGCAAGTCCGGTTATTACAAGCCCCATAGGACTTGTAGCGAGAAATTTAAAAGCTTTTGCTAATTTCGGAACTACAATTAATATCTTTCCAAGAATAGAAAGAACAGGTCCAAGGGCAGCAAATAAAAGACCCACCTGGATGATTGTTTCTTTTGTACCCTCGCTGAGATTCGAAAACCATTCGGTAGCTTTCTCTATTTTCTTTGCAATCTTCTCAATGATGGGTGCGAGTTTTTCCCCTAGTTCAACCGCGACAAGATTTAACCTATTCTTGAGAATCTTCATCTTATTGGAAAAAGATTCTAGTTGTTTATCGGATACCTCCTTGGTTATTCCCCCTGCTTTCTTCAGATCCCTTGTCCACTGTTTTATCTTCTCAGATGAACCCATCAGGGCTAATATCGAATCCTTCGTCCTGACGTTGAATCCTAGCTGTGCAAGGGTGGCCTGTTTTTGCTCGGTGGTCATATTCCCGAGTAAAACTTCCAAATCACCGATAATATCGCCCATGCCCCTCATTGCGCCATTGGCATCAAAAAGGGATATTCCAACATCGTCCCATGCTTTTTTATTCTGTTGTGTTGCAGCAAAAAGACCATTTAACATCATGGTCAATCGTTCACCGGCCAGAGTTCCCTTTATCCCCTTATCGGCATAGGCAGCAAGAACGGCAACGCCTTCTTCCATTTCCTTGTTCACATTCACAAGGGATGCGGCTGCTTTACTCGTAAGGGCTTCTGCAAATTGCTGAACCGAGGCATTGGCTAAAGTATTAGCCTTCACAAGAACATCAGAAACCTTGACAAGATTCCTCTGGTTTTTAGCGGCATCCTTTGAGGATAGCCCAAGAGCAGTCTGTGCATCTGTCAGTAAATCCGTTGCCGTTGATAGGTCAAACGCGCCCGCCTGGGCAAATCTAGCAACTTCACCCAACGCCTTCATAGACTGTTGAGCGTCCATTCCGGCAGATGCCAGATAAAAGTATGCCGCTGCCAATTCTTTGGCTGAAAACGTGGTCTTCGTGGAGATGGTCTTGGCTAAATCCGCCATGTCCTTTTTGACGGAATCAGACAGTTTCCCCATTATGGCGGTAGATTCGGTCATGGATTTGTCAAAATCTGCAAAAGCTTTTACAGATACAGCCCCCAGGGCTACGATCGGTAGCGTCACTTTCATGGTGAGCTGCTTGCCTACGGCAGAGAGTTTTCTACCGATATTCTGCATAGACTTCTGCACATCAGACATGCCCTTATTGAACTTGTCTAATTTTGCGCCAATCTCTACAAAGAGTTCACCGATTTTCATTGCTTATCCTCTTTTTTTGCATACTTATCCGACAGCTTTGTCCATGCTTTTGATTTCTGGAAACGAGCCGCATCATCAAGCATCTTTTTCACGCTCTCCGAGGTCATGCCCGAATCAATCTTGGTTCCCTTCGGTTTTATCAAATCACTTAGGCGTACCGCTTTTGATGCAAATCCTGAGTGATTGATAATCCAAGCGGCTTGAATGGCAAGTTTTTCTAAGTCCTCCCGATTCCGTTCCGCATACCCCTGAGCAAGATAAAATATCTCGCCTGGGGTAGACTTCCAGAATTCAGGAGGCTTGAGATTGAGCAGTCCCAGAGCTAGCTTGTAGGCGTCTTCTTTGTACTCTTCCCAGGTATAGTTTTTTTTACCGCCTTGGGACTCGACTCGTTTTTTACTTCTTCTTCATCTTCACCATGAGATAAGTACGCTTCTGTAAAGCACTCAAGTACATAATTCAAATTCCCTAGATCCAACCATCCCCCCACTTCTTTTTCTGCTAGCGAGTCGTCTTCGTGGAGTAGGCCGATCCAAATCACAAATTTCAATCTTTTGAAATCAATGCTTTTTGCAAGATCGGCCAACTCCGTTTCAGACTTGGTTTTTTTGGCATCCGCAAATGAAATGCCCAAAACTGCAGACAAATCTAGTGGGGCAACTTCTAATCTTTCCTGAATTAACTCAAAGGCATTAAAGTCGTAACGTAAACGTCTTGTCTTGCCCCCGAGTTCTATGGGGATAGATTGTTTAGGCATAGAAACCCCCTAATCCTGATTTAACTTGTGGTGGTTGTTAGGCCATCTGTGACCTGAAGTGTTGCGGACAAGGATATAATATCCTCCGCTGGAATATTCAGGCTATACGATGTTGCGATAGCCTCACCTGTATATGTTCTGCCATCTGGCAGGGTTAAAATCAGGGTTAATGTTTCGGGGGTGTTTTCGAAAAAATGCTCATCAAGAACGATTTGGGCGATATCGTCGTAGACATAAAGCGCGTCAACATCAATGGTAACTGATCGGCGACCGCCTAAAAGTTCATCCCAACGGTCTGAGTCGGCTGATGTTGCATCTTCTGTTGCCTTACTACCGGATAAGGTAAATGTTCTAAATCCGGCAATTACATCGCCCTCAACACTCAAAGTCGAAGTTCTACCACTTGCTGAATGTGTGGTCATAGTATCCTCCCTGAAAATCTATAGAGTTGGAGGATTGATTAGAATCAACCCCCCTTTTGCTTACTTATGTATTAA